TTAGGTCATCCAGCTGATAGAACTGAAACAGATATGGAAAAGATCGCTATTTGTTTAAGAGAGCAACCTGTTAAAGATAGCAACGGTCAACTCTTAGCAGTATTCGATATTTTAGATACACCAAATGGAAGAATTTTAAAAACATTATGTGATTATGGTTCAATAATCGGTATTTCAAGTAGAGGCCAAGGAGATTTAATTGAAGACTATGCTGGAAATACTTCAGTTGATCCTGAAACATATGAATGCGAATGTTTCGATGCAGTTTTAGTTCCTGCAGTTGAAAGCGCAAGAATGCAATATATAAAGGAAGGCTTAGATTTAAAAGAAATTAAGTTAAAGAGAGCTTTAACAGAATCTCTTTCAAAAGCTACAGCCGATGATAGAAGAGTAATGGAAAATACATTAAAAGATTTAAACATTAATCTTACCGAAGCTAAAGACGAAGAAGTTAAAGAAGATGAAGTTGATTCAACAGACGCTGTTACAGAACCTGTAGATGATATATCAGTTGATGATATTGTAGTAGCAGATAATGTTGCAGTTGAAGAAGAACCAAAAGAAGATGAAATTAAAATTGAAGCTGAAGAAAAACTTCCAGTAGAAGATGAAGTTAAAGAAGAAGTTCCAGCTGAAGAAACAGTTATAGAAATACCGGTTGAAGAAGATGAAGAAGAAGTTGAAATTTCTTTCAACGAACTTATGGATCTTTTAAAAGATAACTTCGGTGAAGATAAAGCAGACAAAATTAAAGGCATTATCTTAGAACCTGAAACTGAAGAAGTTAAAGGTGAAGATGATATAGATGTTTCAGTAGAAGAAATTCCATCTGAAGCAAAAGTTGAAGTAGAAAAAGATGAAGTTATTGAAACTCCTGAAGAAGCCGTTGATAACGGAGATGATGAATTAGTAAATAATTTAACGGAAGCTTTGAAACAAAAGTCTAACTTAGAAACTGAGATTAAGAATCTTCAAGAAAAGTTAGCAGTTAGTGATACTAAAGTTACACAATTAACAGAAGATTGTGATCGTTACAAAAATGCTCTTGCTAGAGTATCAGAAGTAGCAAAATCCAGTAAAGAGTTAAAAGATCAAGTTTCTACATTATCTGAATCTATTAAACAAAAAGATCAAACAATTGAAGAACAAAAAGCTAAGATCTCAAGATTAGTTGAAGCTAGAAAACAAGTATTAGCTGATAGAAAGAAAGCAGAAGCAAGTAATTCTTCAAAAGATGAAGAAATTAAATCATTAAATGAAAATCTTACTTCAGCAAAAACAAAAGCTGATTCTGATGTAAAAGCATTACAAGAAAAACTTGATACAAATGCAGCTAAAGCTCAAGAAGAGATTAAGCAATTAAATGAAAATCTAACAAAAGCTACTTCTTTAAAAGAAAGCTACAAGAAATTAGCAAATAAAGTTGTTAATAAATATATCGAACTTAAAGCTAATACACTTGGAATTGAACCAATTGACATTAAACGTAAATTAGGTGAATCTTATTCAATTGAAGATGTAGATCAAGTTTGTGAAGATTTAAAATCTTATCAATTAAACGTAAGTCGTTTACCATTTAGCGTAAACAAAAAAGTTAGTATTAAAGTAAATGAATCAGTACCTCAAACATTAGCTAGACGTAATAAGTTAGATGATGATGATGTAGATGATAGTTTAATTAAGCTAGCAAATCTTTATTAATTAAAAAAACAAAACAAAATATATTTAAAATTTTAGGAGAATTTTCGTATGAATATAATGGAAGCTTATGCTAAGAAACTTAGCATTTCAGAAAAAGTTTATCAAAAAGAACATGGCGGAAGAGCTCTTTCTGATACAAAGAAAATGGCAATCGCACGTGTTTTAGCAAACACATCTGAGTTTTTAAATGAGGCTTTTGAAACATCTGTTGGTACACAACTTGCTAACATGAAAACTTTCAAAAAGTTCTGCTTAGATTTAACAACAGTTGCATTACCAAACTTAATTGCAAATGATTTAGTTATCGTTTTCCCACTTAAGTCAAGAACAGGTTACATCCAATACTTACAATTCACAGCTGGCAGCAATAAAGGCGGAGTTGCACAAGGTGATGTATTCAATGACGTTTTCAGACTTGGTCAAATGAATGATGACAGAATGAACTACACAGCAGCAGCAGTTGTTGAAAACTTCACAGGTGACGGTGAAACAGTTGCATTAGACATGACATGGACACCAGTTGTTGCAGTTGCAAAAGTTGTTGTTGACGGCGCTGAACTTCCAGCAGATGGATATACAGTTGATGGTAACACAGTTACATTAGCTCAAGCACCAGCAGCAGAAGCAGTTATCAAAGTTGCATATACATATGACAACGTTATCATTCCACAAAATGATCTTCCAATCTTAAATGCACACATGGAAGGTATTGAGCTTGCAGCTAAAGCAAGACGTATTGCTGTTTACTATTCACAAATGGCAGCTTTCCAAGCAAAGACAGAAATGGGTATCGATCTTGGCGAAATCTTAGCAACTCAAGCTTGCGCAGAGTTAAGCTATGAAATTGACACAGAAGTTGTTAAATTACTTGCAGATAATGCAGTAGCACATGACGACTTAACATGGAACAAGAGATGCCCAGTTGGTGTTGGTAAGAGAGACCATTATGCAGGTTTCGCAGAGGTTGTTGAATTAGGTTCACAACACATTTACGACGCAACACAAAAACATGCAGCTAACTACATGATCGCTTCAAGTGCTATTAAACCAGTTCTTGCTTTAATGGAAGGTTGGAAAGCAGCAAGCACATCTAAGATCAATGGTCCATATTTCGCAGGTGAATTAAACGGTATCAAAGTTTTCGTTTCTCCAGCAATTGCAGCAGGTGAATTCGTTCTTGGTTACAACGGTGATGACATGGTCACATCCGCAGCAGTTTATGCACCATATATGGCAATTATTCCAACACAACTTCTTGGTTTCGCAGATGGTTCAATGAGCCAAGGATTCAGCACATTATATGACTTAAAGATGTTAAATCCATACTTACTTGTTAAAGGTAAAGTTGTTGATCAAGACTTCGTAAGTGGTATCATTGCTCATCCAGCAAATGAAGCAACAGGTGACTAATTAATAGTCAAACTTTAAGAAAAAAAATAAAAT